GTTCGCAGTTGATCTAATATCTGCGCTCTGATCTCGCCGGAGTCCTTGACGTGTTCGACCCGCTTCGTTTCGCGGAACATATCGACACCGACGACTGTGCCGAGGGTTTTCACCGCAGCAACCCGAACGCTATCCCGATCGCTGTTAGCTGCTACATCAACAAGGGTGGAAATAACTAAACTCTTTAAGCTCTCCGCAGATTGTGACGCAGCAAGCTCTTTTGCCCGTTCTAGTGCTTCGATGGTATTGGCTATTTTAGGGTTTGCTCTCAGCTTGTGCGCTTCAACTCCCGCAATAGCTGGCTTTCCCTGTGTGTCGTATGCTGTGCGATAAGCATCCGCGCCCGTCATCCCTTCCAGAACAATAGCTTCAGCAAACCGCTTTTGTTTTGCCGTTAATGGTAATTTGCCTATACGCATGGAAGCCTGAAGCCCTTTGGCCTGTATAGCTTCCCTTGCTTTAGCTCTATCTGTTTTTCCCATAATTCGCTGTTGTTCGCTGCGCTCACTTGCCCGCCCGCCGGACAATCACGCGCCCGAAGATACCGGAACAAAACCGGAAAATCAACAATAGCCTGAATCTATCGCCGCCAGCCTGGTAATAGCAGTGCTATCGATACCGCACAATCGATAGAAATATATCATTGACAAAATATACTGTTAGGTCTTGACGTAGTATATTGCCTTGCCTAATATCCCTTCCATGCGATGCACTCTGTATCGCTTACTTGGAGAACATCATGCGCTTTTGCATACAAGACCGAACCACCGGAAAACAAATTGAAGTCACCGACATAGTGATTGACACCCTTGAACAAGGTGAGCAGCCCGCTTGGACTGATTCGCTTATCGCTGAAGCAATCGATATAGCCGCAGATATGGCTCGCTCAACATTTGGGCATGACAACATCGACGCTGGAATTATTTAACTCGAAAGGAAACCGACCATGAGAGATTACTTGGAACTCGACACAGTACCGACCGAGGAAGATTGCACCTACGTCAATCAACCCGATTATTACGCCCGCGCCCGCCGTGAAGCCCGCGCATATATCAACCAAATACTGCGCCACTATCCTGAGCCAATGTACGGCGATATCACTATCAAGCGCAACGCGCACGATTTTGGCGAGTATCTGTCAATCAAAATTAATTTTGATGATGATGACGAGGAGTCCTGTAATTGGGCTTATGCCATCGAAGCCGACCGACTTGGAATGTTGCGCGAGTGGGATAACGAAGCCCGCGCCGAGCTTGGATTACAGACCACCTAACCCGACGCGCCCGCGCAAGCGGGCATTTTCTGGAGCTTAGACCCGACCATGAACGAAACTAAATTTCTCTGCTATTGGGACAATTACGACGATCAGCCGATTGTCGAATATCACCCGCTTGAATACTTCTCAGAGAACGTGGGCTACAGACCCGACGATATCGCCATCATCAACGACATGATGCGCGGAGAATCGCTCGACCTGTCCGATGGTATCGGTCAGCGTCACTATGTGCTGCGCATAAACTGAAGGAAAACTGACCATGACTACATTTTTTCGCGACTACAACAAGGCCGAGCAAATCCGCAACGCCAATGCCGCCGCCGACCCCGACTGGCAATATGTTTTGCACTCTGTACCAGTCCGCAACGGAACCCGCCAAGCCTGGATTATCGAAATCCGCGACGAAGATAAAACCCTCATTGGCACTTTATAAGGAAACCGACCATGAAGATTGAAACCACCGCCGACCTAAAAAATGCCCTTCGCAATGGCAAGTACGCTTGGCCTGGGGGATACCCGCTTTACTTCATTTGTTCCGATGGCGAGCCGCTATCGTTCGAATCAGTACAGCAAGAAATTAAACAAGTAATGCGCGACGTTAAGCGCAAAGAAAATGCATACGGTTGGCGCGTTATCGGCTGCCAGGTTAATTGGGAAGATGCCGACCTGTACTGCGCTCACTCCGGCCGCCGCATCGAAGCCGCTTATTGTGAGGACTAACACCATGCAAACACTCGTCGAAATTGCAGCCGGATTTATTGGCTTTTTGATAATGTGGGCTTTTCTTTTTGTTTTGCTTTCGTTCTGAGGATACCGACCATGCCACTACTGAATGACCACTACGAATTGACACTCGCCGGCCATTGGCTACCCGCCCTGATTAATGGCGATGAAACCGGACTATCCGACCAGGAATCCGCAGACCTAGCCGCTTTTATGCAGTCCTATAACGCGCTCGACAATCTGATTATTGAGGTTATCGACGATGAATCTAGCTTTGCCGTTGACGAGGTTTCCGACCTACACGCCGATTGCTACACCGTTCGGTTTCATTTCACAAACCACGCGCTCACCCCGCAGCAACACGCCCTTGACCTAAATTAATCAGGAGAATTAGACCATGCAATACTCACTCGACCGCGCCATACATGACGCTAAATTTCCCGCCACCGAAGCGAAAACAATCACGCTCACCGATGAGCAACAATCCGCAATCTTTGAAATGCTTGCAAAAGGTTGCCGATCAGCCACCAAAGCAAAGCTAGGCCGCCGCTTGGAACTGCCGCTATCGCTTTGGCCTTCCCACGGCATTTTTTCCCGCCTGATTTTGTGGGATGAGCGCGACAACCGACCCTATTACATCACCGGCCAGGATTGGAGCGTCGAGCGCAAGGTCTTGCGCGACTGTATTTTGAAGGGTTAATAAAATGAAAATTACTATCCGCTGCGAAAAAAATTATGGGATTGAAGTGTTCTACCCTGCTTGCCCCGCCGCTGAACTATTCAGCCGCATCGCCGGAACTAAGACGCTCACCCGCGCGACCCTGCGCGATATCGACTTGCTTGGCTATGAGATAGAGATAGAGCAGACCGCCCCGAAAACATTTCGCGCACTTGCCAGCGCATAACAGGAGATCAGACCAATGAAACCTAATTCAGATGCAATTCAGATGCTATACCCGCCCACGCCAGAAAATATCTGGCTCACCGATTGTTTTGATAAAACCTGCACTATCGGTTCGGGCGATTATGCCCTGGCCGCCGGCATACCGATTGAAATAGGCCGATTGTTTGCCGCCGCGCCTGATTTGCTGGCCGCCCTGCGCGACCTGCTAGACGAAGCAGATTTGAACGAGATTGACGAGTACACCGCCCCGAAAATCGAAGCCGCCCGCGCCGCCATCGCCCGCGCGACAGGCGATCAGACGGTAACCGCATAGGAGATCAGACGCATGACCGCATCAGACTATTACTGCTTGGCCGATGATGGCCGCATTTGGAAACTCGGAAACCACGGCGATATCGAAGCCGCAGACGATACCGCCGCCAGCTTAGGCTTGAATCCGATCTGGATTATTGACGAGGAAACCGCAGACCAATGGCGCACCGCATTAGCCGCCGCATAAAAGGAGATCAGACGCATGAAAACTTACAACGTCACAATTAAGGCAGAAGTTTATAAAACGATAACAGTCAACGCAGCCGACGAAGATGCAGCCTACATCGCCGCGCATGAACTATTCACAGTCGCGCCCGATTTTGTGTGGCCTGAAAGTTACAACGAGGAAACCATCAACATAGAGCAAATAGGAGATCAGACGGATGATGAAGATCATTGCCGAGTACTACACGCCCGAACAATCCGCGCTGATATACAAAACCGATAGCGGGTTTACTGTATCTCAACGCAAGCCAGACGGTGAAACCGTGGCGGTTTACAGATTCTCTAACCGCCCCGCTGCCGAGAAAAAAGCCGAGGAAATTATTAACAGGAGATCAGACACATGAACATTCAAACCGCAGCCGAAGCCTTTGCCTTGAACGAACACCTTTCACACTACCCTGATGAGTGGGATTACAACACCATCATTGACACCATCGCAAGCGGTGATTACTACGACCATATAGACGTATGGCAACCATTTGAAAATGATGAGCCAGACGAAATCGTAAAGAACATCGATAACACACGACTACATTTTGTGCGTATTGTTACTGAGTTGGTAACGAGTAACCATGCTATGCTGACTGCATGACTAGCCAAATGATGTTTACCCTTCACCTGCTCGAAGATGAACTCGGGCAGGTGAGGGTTGTTTCTGATTGGTCAGGATCAGGGCAAAGATGCCTTGCGCTTGGCATTGAGATTATGCAAAGTCTGCGAGATATCCAGCCCTTCACCAATGGCGAGCTGTCATTTGTGCTGCCAACTCGCACCGACATCGAGCATTAATTGGGTCAGGCTTTGTGATAGCGCAAACAATCCTTTCCGCTGGTGGTAGTCGTTGGCATCCTCACCGACAAGATCAGACAACCAGAACGGCCAGCCTATTTCCCGCGCCGCCTGTTGCCCTGTGCCAGATAGATCATTGTCTGCAATGACAATCCCGCGCTCTAGTCCACCGGCAACCCGAACCATATTGCCCGCAGAAAAACAAACGTGCAGACAATAACGCTGCTTCAATTGCTTCAGCGCAGCTCGCACCGAAAGCGCAGTCGCGTACCCTTCGCACACAATGTTGATACCCTTGTTATCAAAAGTGAAGGTTGCGCCCGCTGTTCGCTGTCCGTACAAAAACTTTTTCGTACCCTCTGCATCTATCTGCTGCACCCCAACCAGGCTGCCGCCCACGCGCATGGGGATCAGAAGGATAGGCTGGCCGCCCTGAAAACAAACGTGCGCCTGCTCATCTGGAAACCCCTTTTTAGCCAAGTATGGATGCGATTGGGTCACGCTTTGATTCAGCATATCCACCGCCCGCCGCACCGCATCTCGCTGCTTCTTGCGAGCATCTTCCTCTGCCTGCTTCTGTCTTATTGCCAGCTCTCTAGCTGATGGGAGATCAGACGGACGCGAATCAGGCTTCCAGATGCTGACCACTGTAGATGTTGCGTGATTCTGTACGAACCCATGATCGCCCATATATTTCACTGCTCCATTCCGGCTGCGAGGATGATCCTCTGTTGGGTAACGCTTCCACTGTCCGAACGGTGGATGCTCTGAGATCAGGATGCCATGCGACTTGCAAAAGTTTATGAAGTCCACGGATCCTCCTTTATTTTGTAGTGGTGGCTGAATGTAAAGACGTTCTGCCATGTAGCGCGACAGTCCGAACACTCCATATCCGCCTTGACTTTGTTTTTCTCGTGATAGCTACTGGTCTGCGTGATGTTCCGCTGTTTGCAGATCGGGCATCTGTCCACTCGCTCCATTATCTCCGTCCTATTGTTTTAAGAAACTGTCTTAGTTTTTTATCCACTAGCCGCTGAGTTTCCATCGTCGGCATCACAGGCTTGTTGTCATCTAGTCCACGCGGCCAGACTCCGAACTGTTCTCGGTAAGTGTGTGCTGCGCGTC